GTGAAGGCGAAGGACCGTGCTAAGTGGGTGAACGAAAAGTTGCACCGCTACGGTTTCAAGTATGCTGGAACAGACTATACCAGTTATGAGACGGTTTTCACCAAACTGCTCTTCGAGGCGGGAGAATTTCAGGTGTATGAGTATCTGACCAAAGACCTAGCACAAGGTGCAGATTTCATGAAGTTGTTAAGGAAAGTTCTTGCAGGCAAGAACAAAATTAAGAGCAGATTCATTCGTTTACTTGTTGAAGCTACACGAATGTCGGGGGAGATGAACACAAGCCTAGGTAACGGGCTGTCCAACATGTTGTTTTTCCTATTTATCTGTTCTGAGGCGGGGGTTACCGATGAGGAGTTCGTAGCAATGTTCGAGGGGGATGACGGTCTCCTGGGGTTCTCGCAGAGCGGCTGGAAGAAATTCCAAGCCAAACTGCATCTGTACACAGACCTCGGGTTGATAGTCAAGTTGGAGGAGCATGAGCAGCTGAACACGGCGTCCTTTTGCGGGCAGGTTTTCGACCCAGAGACCCTGACCGTGATTTGTGATCCGCGTAAAGTTTTGGCAACCATCGGCTGGATCGATGGAAGCTACGCCATGGCAAGGCGTGCTCGGCACCTGTCCCTTCTCCGTGCTAAAGCATTTAGCTACGGTTACCAATACCCTGCCTGTCCAGTGGTCAGTGCGATGTCGCGGGCGATATTGCGCTGGACCCGTTCCTTTGACCACAGATTGATTTTGAAAGACCGAAGTGTGGATTCTTATCACCGCAGGCTTTATGAGGAAGCCTTTTTGTATGGACGCCCAGAATTAGATGCTGAAATTCACCATGCAACCAGGGAGGTTATGGCGGAAAAGTTCGCGTTTCCGATCTCCCTTCAGCTCGAGTACGAGGCCTGGTTTGACCGCCAGGACGAGCTGACCACTATTCCGCTTTGGTTCAAACCCCACCAGAGCTGGAGGGACTATTTCGACACGTATGTCCATGCGTGCAGTTCCTCTAAACTCCAGTCTTACCCTGCTGGTTGTTGGAATAAGATCCATAGGGTTGAGCTCCCAGAAGGCGCCGTATGCGACGGTTACGGCGACCTGTGGCTTTAGCCACATCGTGAGGACGATCTCACGTTAATTAAAACGTACACCAATGTATGCGTACCTGCGGGAGCCTTAAG